CTCATGCGATGAGGCTTGGCATATTCTGAAGCAGGACCGTTATTGACAACCTGTGGTTTGACAATAGCAGGACTGTTCTTGGTGGTTGGTTTGACGTTCTTTGCGACTGCCATATTAGCCTCCGCGCTGGTAATTTGCTCTGGCCAAGTTGCGGCCAACAGACTTCATGTTTGCTTGATTTACGCCGGCAATGCCGCCTTTGGCAAGCTTCGTAGGAGCCTTGCCTTTGTGCATGTGTTTCTCATGCTTGTGAATCTCTTTTGCAGCTTCTTTATCTGCAATCTTCTTGACCTCAGCCTTTTTCATAGCAGCTCCTTTAGGATGTGGAAATTGTAACTGTACCTACCCGAGTTGTGGTAAGTAAATTATTGGGTGTCAGGGTTGTATCAAACTGCGATGCACCACCAATTGGATTCCATCCCCATTGAATATCTCGTGAGCCACCCGCTGGGAAACCAAGAACGTTGATGCCAGATGTGACATAGGTAATGTCGGGACGAGGCTGGCGCACCGCCTGCGGATCATCCACTGGATACATGCCAAGCTGCAACTGAGGTTGATCTGGGTCCCAGCACTCAGGACAAACTTTGAGTTGGTACAGCTTGGTCTTGATGACTTCCATCTTGAGCTGGTTGAGCTTGTACCGCTGGCCGCACCTATCGCATTCAGCAATCGAATACTTACCTGATGCGAATCTATTTCCCATCAGTAAGCCCCGCCACCACCGCCCAAGAATTGCTGCCTTGGAACAAATCGAATTGCCGCCTTCTCACGATCTTCTCCGGCAGCCAGATCAAACTGCTCATCGTATGCAGCCTTAAGCATGGGTACGCGCTGAACAAGATCAGGCACTTTCATGCTGATGTGATACGCCAAACCCGCTGCCACTGCCGGCAAGAAGCGAAAGTTCATGTCCTGCACGTTTGGACCCGCTCCAGCATCTTGCACCCGGCGTAGACGCCAGTATGCAAATGTGTAGGTGGTTGAGTTGTCTGGCGTTGGCCAAACAGTAATCGCAGGCAACTTGGGCACATAGACAGCCGAACCCAAAGAATAGGCGGAGGCGGTTGTATTGGCTTGGCCACGGAAGCAGTTTTGCAGCGTGTTGCCAGAAATGTACGAGTAGTAAATGATCTCACCACCCGTCGATCCAAGCTGGATATAGCCGTTTGCAGCTAGGCCAACTGTGCTGGAAAGCGTGATCGTAGTGTCTGTTGCGCCAACGGCAGAGGCAACCTGAATGGTTGTTGTAGAGGTTTCTCCAGACATGCGCTGCACCCAGACCTGAATAGGACGAGCCTGAGTCAGTTTGTTTGGAATCGTGGCATAGGTAGAAACACTAATGCGCGTGATCGTCAAATCGGATTGATTGGATGTGCTGTTGGCATTTGTGCGAATCACATGGTCCAGCAAGTCAATCGTATCGGTTGGCAGTGGGTATGTGTTCAATCCCGGCGTCAAGGTAATCGTACCTTGGTCGATTGTCCACATGTTGATCCCACGGTTTTGCCATTCAATGGTCATCAAGTTCATTGACCTGCGTGCAGTACGCAAGTCATATCCGGAACGCATTTCACGGCCAGCCCTTTCCCAAGCCTCCTCTGCTATTTCAGCGAAGTCAAGGTCGAAGGTGGTCGTTCCAGTAGTTGTACCGGAGTTGATAGACATGATTAAGCTTCAGGTGTTGTAGATGCAGGAGCTGTGTCGTCACTTGCAGCCTTATCTTCATCAAACTGCTCATGTGGCTCATCAGCCAAAAACGCTGCTACCGCTACTGGATCCACTTCATCATCGTCTAGTTGAATTAGCAATTCAAGTTGACCTGCCAAGTCTGCAATGACAACGATCAGGTTTGCATCTGGCATACCGTAGGCGTTGATTTGGTGTTGTGCGCGTTGATTTAACTCGTTGTAAATAAACAGCGCGTCATCTTTACTGATCAGGATCATTTCTTTTTCCTTGCGGTTTTAGCCGATTTGATGAAAGCGGCATTAGTGGGAGCACCTTTGCTGCCGGGTTTGCGCATTTTTTCTTTGAAGCCATGAGCAATTCTCTCTTGTTTCGCATGAATGTTTGCGTACAAGCCAGCCTTACCGCCCTTGGAAAACTGCTCAAAGTCAGTGTCGTCACGGCGCTTTTTCATTTTGCCCTTGGGCATTTTGGAGGGGTTGACTGCCCCCATACCGCGACTTGCCATCATTTGTGCATTCCTCTCAGAGTCTCAGCCAAGCGAGCGCGTTGACCCAGCTTGCCGGGTTTCTTTGCTGCCTTGGCCAACTTCTTGGCAGGGATCTTTTCTCCTTCAGGGACGCCAAGCTGCTTGTGCAAAGCGCCTGCACGTTTGATAGCGTGCTGGATCCATTTTTCAGACATGATGTCTCCTTAGCAAACTTTGCCGCGAGTATGGCCTTTTGCGGCAATACCATCAGCACGGCTAGAGGCGGAAGAGATTTTGCCGCCGTGTTTTTTCTTGACCACAATGGCGCTGCCAAGTTGTTCAGGTTGATCTTTTTTAGGGATCTGTTTGCCTGCCGTTGCGCCATCAGGTTCTTTTGGTGGCTGACCTTGGTCCGCCGTATAAACCTTGTCAACCATGATGACTCCTTAGCAGGCTTTGCCGCCGTGTTTCATGCCCATTTGATGTTTGTGCAGATGCTCAACAGCTTCGTGGTGTTTCACATGGCCAGCAGCGTGCTCGCCATAGTGGTGGTGGTGATGCACGTGGCCACCGGCTTTGTGCTCTTCCAAATGATGAACCATATGCTTGTGCTCATGGCTATGGGGAGCAACGCCGTGACCGTGGATTGGAGCGTGATCGTGTTTCATGTTTTCACCTTATTTCTTGTGGTGCATTTTGGCTTTGCCGCCATGCTTCATGCCAGTTGTAGTGCCAGCCATCTTGGGCATCATTGCCTTAGTATGGCCTTTGGTTTGGATGGCGTGTTCGCCGTGAGCACGTTTTTTCTCACCGTGTTCAATGCCCATCAAGCCGCTGCGCATTTCGCGCTCATCAGCACGTGCTTCTTTTTTGCCACCGGCAGCCTTGGTCACTTTAGGACCTTCGATAGAGCCACCCTTGGCGTAGTGGTGTTTCATTTTGGCTTTGCCGCCATGCTTCAAACCCATCTCGCCCATGTCTTTAGACTCTGGAACATGAGAGGCAACAGTATGGCCGCCTTTGTGCATGTGCATGTGATGCTCAGCCATAGCCAAGTGGTGATGAGCCAAATGCTTGTGGTGAGTTTTGGTAAGACCGCCATGAGCCATGCCGGGTGCGCCGCCCATTGCGCCACCCATTGGAGGAGCCATAGGAGCAGGGGCTGCTGGAGCTGCCATTGCGGGACGAGGGGCGCGGCGACGAGCTGCTGCCGCACCCATTAATGCGGCCATTGCCGCTGCTGCTTTAGGACTTGTTGCCATATCACCACCTCTTTTAAAAGTTTTGCCTTTATCGGCTTCCGCGAAATCACGACCCACCGATTGTGAGACATGAACCTTTTTTGCAAAAGCCTTATTATGGGCTATTGCTTCCATGAAATCATGCTGTTTTTTGCTAACTGAGGGCACTGCGTTGCTCCCTCATAAAGCCGTCCAGCTTGTCGTTAAGCTTGTCAAAACGTGAATCAATGTGGGTCATGATTCTTTCAATCTCCGCTTGCGTCACAGTCTCACGAGCAATCTCTTCACGAGTGATATTCAAAAGACGTTCAACGCGCCTAATGTCTTCACCCGTTTCTCTGACCTGAGCAAACTTTTCTCGAACGAAAAAAGCTAATGCCCCGATCAAGATAGATAGTCCTGCCGACCAAATTGCTTGAATATCCATATCAACACTTCCACGCCCGAAGGCTTTTGTTGATCCTAGAGTTCGGGTCTTTCGCTGTTTCGGCGGATGTCAGCTGCTTTTTCATGCCTTCCATTCGGGCACAGAAAGATTTTTTCCTCGATCCGCCTTCTGGTTGCGGCGGTTTCAAGTTGTGACCTTCTTTCTTCGCAGAGGCTCGGCCCTTGGCGTTCAAGCCGCCATTGGGGTTCTTGCCTTCTTTGCGTTGCCATGCAGGAGTTTTCATTACTTACTACCAGCATCTGAGTTAAAGATTTGATAGCCTTCAACCACAATACCACCAGCCACTGTTGACGATGTGCACTTCATTTGCCATTGCAAATCAGTTTTTTCATTGAAGGCAAACGGAATGGATTTCAACACCGTAAAGTCATTAACAAACGGCTCTTGCAGAATGCTCAATTGCACGCCAGTAATTGGGTTTGTGGCCACGGCTTGATACGTGCAAGACACTGTTCCAGCATAGCTGTTGTTGGTATTCAATGTGATCTGAGTGAAGTAAT